GCTCATGGTCAGACAGGAGTTCAAGGTGTCGGACGTACAGCTTCTGGCATTAGTATGCTCATGTCTGCTGCTAATGGTTCTATACGGAATGTAGTTAAGAATGTAGACGATTATCTACTAGCACCACTAGCTAAAGCATTCTTCAACTTCAACATGCAGTTTGATTATGACGAAGAAATCAAAGGCGATCTTGAAGTCAAAGCTCGTGGTACTGAAAGCCTAATGGCTAATGAGGTACGTAGTCAACGCCTGATGCAATTCCTTGGTGTAGTACAGAACCCTGTACTAGCCCCTTTTGCTAAAATGGATTACATTGTGCGTGAGATTGCTAAGTCTATGGATCTTGACCCTGACAAATTGGTGAACTCAATGGGTGATGCTGCAGTACAAGCAGAGATACTTAAGAAGTTTCGTGAAGAGAATCCACCACCACCTCAACCACAAGCAGGTCCACCACAAGGAGGCCCACAGAAGCCACCAGCAGGGGCACAGGTACAGGACACTCAAGGTAGCGGAGGGGGTACTATAGGTACAGGCACAGCACCTCAGCCGGGAGAACAAGGCTTCTCAGCTAACACTGGTGGAGGACCAATGCAGTGAGCTTAAAACTACTAGTAAATAACCCAGAAGCATGGAAAGCATTTGAAGCTGAACTAGATGAACGCATTCAGGCCAGTTACAAAATGTTTTCTCAGTCGGATGAATCTCATGTAATGTACAGGTTACAGGGACAGATACATGCACTGCAAGCTTTAAAACAGCTTAGGCTAAAGGTTAATGCTAATGGCTAATCTTGAACGTGAAACAGAGGAAGCATTAGGTCTTCCCCCTAGAGCAAAAGAGACTAAACCAACAGTTCAAGAGTATATGGATGATACAGGTGCTATGGGCCTACTAACTGGCCCTATGAGTAGAGGATCAGGTCTTCTTGGAGGCGCAACTGCTGCATATCAATTTGGTAGAGACTTACTAGGTTTTAATGAACAAGCTGATGATCGTGCTTTGGCTGGACGAAAAGATGATGAAGGCATTACGCCTACTAAAAATTATATATATGACTTAGCCATAGATAAACTAGGTGCTACTCCATATCAAGCTCAGACTGTAGCTATGTTAGCAGAAGCTACTCCTATCGCAGGAGAGTATTTAGGTATTGAAGAAACAGCTAATCTTATTAAAGAGGGCAGGTACAAAGATGCTGCACTTTCAGGCGCAGGTACTGCTGCTGGTATAATTCCTTTTATAGGGGATGCAGCAAAAGCGGCTCTAAGGAGGGGTGTAGACCCTGAAGTTGTAAATCAAATTATTGCAGGTAAAGGTGCAAAAGATTTTTATGGTGATGATCTACGAAAGGCAGTAGAACTAGAAGAACGAGGTTTTAGCCCAGAAGAGATTGAAGAAATTACAGGAAGATTTACAGTAGGGTCTGCAGAAGCCGATTATTTATCAGAGCCTCTTATGGTAAGGGGTAAACCAAAGCCTTACTTTAAGTTTGAAATAGATGACTCAGATGTTTTAATTAAGTCTAATGATGGAAACATAACCTTAAAAGAGACTTCTCCAAGCCAGCCTGTTAATGTTGGTGATATTATAGATCACCCTAAATTGTTTGCACAGTATCCAGAAGCAAAAAACGTACAATTTTATTTTGATGCTTCTGAAGACGGTGGCGCATATTTTGATCCTAGTAAAGGACCAAGAGGTTCTATTGTAATTTCTGGAAGTAGAAAAGACACAGATGTAAGTAATATGTCTTTGAAGGATGGTCGTGACTTTAGAAAGAGTTTTTTTCATGAGTTGCAACATGCAATTCAATGGCAAGATAAAAAAATAAAAGGATTAGAACAAATAGCGGGTAGCCCTACGGGTTACATGAAAACGGTTGCTAAACCTGAAAAAGCATATAAAGGGGATTTGTACTTAAAGAAATTAGGACAAAATACAAAACTTATTAATATTAAAGACAAAATTTTAGAATTATATCAAGAAGGTAAAAAAACTAATTCGTGGGATTTTAGTTCTAAACTAAAAATTATAGATTCAGATAATAAAATGTTACCTGAACCTGTAGAAATTAAAGAATTTTACAACAACCCTGAATCAGCAAAAAAAATAGCTAAACTAATGAGAGACTTAGAGCAAGAGTCTTTTAGAACTTATATTCAAGCAGCTTCAGAAATAGAAGCTAGAGCGGTAGGTTACAGAGCCATTCCTCATCCCTATCAATCTCTTCCACCAATAGTTCCTGAAATTGATAAACAAAAAAAAATTGAAACTTCAGAAGAAGCATATGAAAATACTCCCAATAAACCAATTCAACAAGCAAAAAATAGGGCTATATACAAGTTAAAACCCATGACTGATGAAGAAATTAGCAGATACGCCCAAGGTGCTGTAAATTTTGCTAAATATGCAGAAGGTGTAGAACCAGAATTAAAAGGGTTTAGTGATTGGGGACCAACTCAAAAAGGATTTGCCCAAGGAGGGGTAGCAATGAAAGACCAAATGGAAATGAACTTTGGGCAAGCAGAGACAGTAGACCCAGTGTCAGGTAATAATGTACCTCCCGGTTCTCTACCTGAAGAAGTACGTGATGATATACCTGCACGTCTATCTGAAGGTGAATACGTTGTACCTGCGGATGTTGTTCGTTACTACGGTGTGAAATTCTTTGAGGATTTACGTACTCAAGCAAAAATGGGCTTGCAACAGATGGATGCTGATGGTAGAATAGGCGGTGAGCCTATGGAGCCACAACAAGCAGAGCTTAGTGATGATGACTTAAATAGTATTATTGAACAAGCAATGCAACAAGAACAACCTATGATGGCTAATGAAGGTGGTGTTGTAGGTTACTATAGCGGTGGTGGTAATTTTGATTACTTAGGCGGAAGTATATTTGGACCACAAGAAAAAGCTATAGATACAACTGTAGCTAATCAATTTTATGACCCTGATGTAGGTGGTTATAAACCAACAACAGGTCCGTATGGCCCCGATCCTCAAGCAGCACCTGTAGTAGCAGCCGCTAGAGTTGCAGATCCTGTATGCCCTACAGGATTTAGATACGACAGAAACCAAGGTAGGTGTGTACCTAAGAGTGAGGGTCCAGATGTTGTAAATCAAACAGTTAATACAGGCGGAATTAAATTTGGAAAAGACTTTGGAAAAAGTGTAGATTGGAATGATGCTACTGCAGTACAAGAGTTTGCCCTTGGTACTCCCGGAGATAGTACTAAAAGTGGATTAAACACCCCGTTTAAACCTTTTGGTTTAGATAAAAAATCTCAAAACCAATTAGCAGGTGCAGCTCTTTTAGTAGGGGGAGTAAACCCTGTTTCATTACTTGCAGGTGCTGCAACAAGAATATATCAAAATGTAGACGCAACAAAAGACTTAGCAGGTTTAAGAGCTTCTGAAATAATTGCGTATGCAAAAGGTCATAATGAAGTTGGCGGTAAAATTAATAAAGCAATAGGTCAGTATGTAGAGCAAGCTGGAAAAGGTTATTCTAATAAATCAGGGTTACTTAAAAATATTGTTGGTACTGGGTACAACTATGCTTCAGAAGTTTTAGGTGTTAAAAAAGAAGACCTTAAAAACTTTATGTCTATTGTTGATAATGCTAACTCAACAGAAATAGAGGTGGCCGCAGCCCAAGAAGCTTTACAGGCAAAAATGAAACAAACTAAAGAACTTGTACAGAAGTCTAGTGAAATAGAAAAAGATAGAAAACAAGAACAAATAACAGCAGCACAACAAGCAGTTCTTACAGCACAAAAAACTCCAATACAATCAGGCAGACTAGAAAAAATGCTAGGTGTTCCTAGCCAAGGTCGTCCAGCAAGAGATAGTGAAGGTAATGATCTTTCAGGTCTTGATCCAACAGATTTAAACTGGGAAGAAGTAAGACAGTTAAGAAGTCATGATAGTGCAGCTAATAGACAGAAGCTTGCTGAGTGGGAAGCTGCTAGTGGTAAAGAGGGTTCTTCTGGCGCACAAGCAGGATCAAAAGGATGTTTCTTAACCACTGCTATAGTAGAGCATAGAGGTGAAGCTGATGATGGACCTACTTTAACAAAGCTGCGTAACTTCAGAGACACCTATTTAGTGAATTATCCAGAAGAAGTGAAGAAGTACTACCAAGTTGCACCTAAGATTGTTGCAGCTATACCAAAAGATAATCCTACATGGGATTGGGTAGGTAAACAAATTGACTCTGCTATTAAGCATATTGATAATAACATGCTAGATAAAGCCCATGAAACTTATAAGAGTATGGTGCTAGAGTTAGAAACAAATTGGTTAAAGAAAGCGTAGACTATGGAAAAAGATGCTCACAGTCAATATCTTAAAGATGTAAAAAACCGTGTAATAAACCTTTCTGAAGAAGAAAAATCAATGCTTATGCAATTTAGACAAACACCGGAAGGAACTTTAGTTGCCAGAATAGTTGGTCCTGATGTTGCTGGAATAGGGGGTGTTCAAGTAGATCAATTTGCACAGGCTGATAATGTAAAAAACAAAATGCCTATGCCACAAGGCTTAGGTGCAAGACCACAACGATAAGGCTACCCAGCTACTGCTGGCCCCAACATAAGGAAACAATATGCCTGAACTACAAACTATGGAAACACCAAAGACTGCAGGGTTCGTAAACCCTAACCATAATAATCGTAATCGTAAACGAATTGAAGAAGACGAGAAGGAAATCCAAGAACTTGAGGGTAAGACCCAAGAGGAAGAAGAAGTAGCAGTAGAGGCTACTGAAGAAGAACCAGAGGTTGAGGACAAGAACCTTAGTCGTGAAGAGAAGTCTTTTAAAAAACGTTACGGTGATGTACGGCGTCACATGCAACAGAAAGAAAAAGAGTGGGAAGAAAAGTTTGCTGCACTAGAAGCTCGTCTAGGTCAGGAAAACATTCGGCCTCCTAAGTCAGATGAAGACATTGAGACATGGGCTGCAGAGTACCCTGATGTAGCAAGCATTGTAGAAACCATTGCTGCTAAGAAAGCTCAAGAAATGTTTAGCAAAGCAGAAGATCGTCTGCAAAAACTAGATGCTAAAGAAGCTGAAATGTCACGATCAACTGCAGAACAAGATATACGTTCTGCTCACCCTGACTTTGATAAACTACGTGAAGCAGATAAGTTTCATGATTGGGTTGATGATCAACCTAAGTGGGTACAAGATGCTCTCTATGAAAACTCAGACGATGCAGCTTCAGTAATTCGTGTTATTGATCTATACAAAGTAGACAATGGTATGACAAAGAGTGATTATGCAGCAAAGCGTAAGGCTGCTGCTGGTACTGTTAAGAAAGCTTCCAAAGCATCTGTTGATGCAGAGGATACATCTGGCTCATTTAAAGAGTCTGATATTGCTCGTATGTCTGCACAAGAATACGAGAAACAAGAAGAAGCAATAACTAAAGCAATACAAACAGGTAAATTTATTTATGATTTATCTGGTAATGCACGATAATATATACTTGACAAATAAAAATTTGTTAGTATAACTAGGGATTAGTATTCAGAAGCCACCATTAGGTCTACCTTCTGTACTAATCCCCTCATTAAAGCTCAAACAAACTAACTAAGACTACCTGTATTAAGTATAGGCCCGTACTTAGATTGACCGGCCAGTTGATCATAGTATGCACCCTAGAAAACAATCAGCCTCTTCAGATAATGTTTAGCTCAACAAAGCCTAAACTTTATAGGAGGATCTATTATGGCTTTTGCATCAGCATCGGGATATGGAAATCTACCAAATGGTAATTTTAGCCCCGTAATCTATTCAAAAAAAGTACAGCTTGCTTTCCGCAAGAGTACTGTTTGTGGTGATATCACAAACTCTGACTACATGGGAGAGATTGCCTCACAAGGTGATACCGTCCAAATTATTAAAGAACCAGAAATTTCTGTAAGTTCATATTCACGTGGTACGAATGTTACCGCACAAGATTTGGACGATGAAGATTTTTCACTTACCATTGACAAAGCTAATTACTTTGCTTTCAAAATGGATGACATTGAAGAGGCTCACAGCCACGTCAATTTCATGGACCTTGCAACTAATCGTGCTGCATATCGTCTTGCTGACAACCATGACCAAGAAGTTCTTGGCTACATGGCTGGTTACGCACAGGCAAGTCAACACGCTAACGCTAATGCCCTTAATACATCTGTTAATGGTACTAAAGCTGTAACTACTGCGGGTTCTAACGAATTGCTTTCCTCTATGCAACTGCATAAAGGTGACTTTGGCAATATTACTACTTCCTCTGCTGGCACCCACTCTATCCCGCTGACAGCACGTATGCCCGGTGCAACCTCGTTGCCAACTGCTACTGCTTCCCCAGCAATGGTTATTGCTCGTATGAAGCGTTTGCTTGATCAACAACAAGTTGACTCACAAGGTCGCTGGTTGGTGGTCGATCCAGTGTTCATGGAAATTCTTGCTGATGAAGATTCACGCTTCATGAATGCAGATTTTGGTGAATCAGGTGGATTGCGTAATGGTTTGACCATTAACAACTTCCACGGCTTCCGTGTATACTCTTCCTCTAATCTACCAGCGGTAGGTACTGGGCCGGGTACTTCGGGTACAGCTAACCAACTGACTAACTTTGGTGTTATTATGGCGGGACATGATTCTGCTGTAGCAACTGCAGAGCAAATCAATAAGACAGAATCATATCGTGATCCTGACAGCTTTGCTGACATTGTTCGTGGTATGCATCTATACGGTCGTAAGATTCTTCGTCCTGAAGCAATCGTTACTGCCCGTTATAACGCAGCATAAAGGAGTAATACGTTATGGCTACAATCACAATGAGTACAAACTCCGATTCAACATCCAATAATGCTGGAACGGGCAACAAGAAACTTCGTGGTGCAATCACTGTATTGCAAAACGATATTGACATGGCAGACGCAGTACTGCAGAATGGTGGCACTGCTCTAGCAGCAAATGATATTATTCAAGCTATTGCTGTTCCAACTAATACTATGATCCTTCACGCAGGTATCAAAGTTATTACTGCAATGGAGGGTACAACTACTGACTCTGGATTGCTTTTGGGTATCACAGGAACTGATGTAGATATTTTCTCTGCAGCATTTGACTATGATGGCGCATCTGTTGGTGATCATACTACTGCTGTTCTTTCTGGAGGAAGTGCTGATAATCTACCAGTATTTACTGCAGCAGCAGATACTATTGATGTAGAGATTGATGCATCTAGTGGTACTATTACTGGTGGTGTTATTCGTGTGTATGCAATTTGCATTATCATGGATGATATTACGCAATCAGGTTCAGCCTCTGAAGTAGATCGTGATCTGCTGGCTTAACTTAAATAATACATACTTTGGGGCTGGCTATATGCTGGCCCCATTAGTGTATCAAACATACACTACAAAAAATTCTTGGGGTAGACATGGCTCTTACTTTTCTCACATTAACTAATAGTGTTATTACACGTATGAACGAGGTAGAGCTTACTTCTAGTAACTTTACAAGTGCTAGAGGGGTACAGATACAATGTCAGAATGCAGTAAATGAATCAATACGATACATTAATCAGCGTGAGTTTGGGTACTCTTTTAATCACGCTAGTAACTCTTCTACTTTAGTAGCAGGTCAAAGTAGATATACTCTCCCTACAAGTACTAAGTCGTTAGATTATAGTACAGCAAGGATTAAAAAAGATGATGACCTTAACGCAGCAGGTAACAGTCTTACGACACTAAACTATAACGAATATATTCAAAACGGTCTTGCTGATCAAGAAGATGACGTTGTAGCTACCACATTAAATGGATCACACTCTAATAGTGTGGCTACTTTAACTCTTGCATCTACTACAGGACTTGATACTACAGGAACAGTACATATAGGTAGTGAGCAAGTTACTTACACCGGAATACTAGGCAATGATATTACAGGTTGTACACGTGGTGCTAATAGTACCACTGCTGCTGCACATTCTAGTGGTGTGGCAGTTACACAATTTGAAGAAGGTGGCGTACCTAGAAGCATTGTACGCACTCCTGATAATAACTATCTTCTCCACCCCTACCCAGATAAAGCTTATACACTAGCTTTTGATTATTATACTTTTCCTTCTGATCTGTCTGCACATGGAGATACAACAACTATTCCTGACCGATTTGCTCCTGTAATAGTAGACGGAGCTACCGCATATGTTTATCAATACCGTGGTGAGTTAAATCAATATCAATTAAATTTTGAACGTTTTGAACAAGGTATTAAAAACATGCAAAGTCTTCTTATTAATAAGTTTGAGTATGTTAGATCAACCGTTGTTTTAAGACCACGTGGTTCTATTAGTTTTATGTCTGGGGTTATTAATTAATGCCAGATAGTTCACAAGTACAACCAGTAGCATTTAATTGTGAAGGCGGTTTAATACTTAACCGTTCTAACTTTATTATGCAACCGGGAGAAGCACTAGAACTAGAAAACTTTGAGCCTGATATTTCAGGTGGCTATAGACGTATTAGTGGTTTTCGTAAATATGTAAATGCTGTAGTTCCAATTACTAGCACTACTGCTGAAAACGTTTTAATGACTGCTTCTTTTGCAGACAAGATAATAGCAGCTAGAGGCGAAAAGATATTTAGTTCTGCTTCTACTGAGTTGTCTATAGCTATTGCATCAGGCACAGGTATGACAGGCTCTGGTACTATTACTGTACCCTCTACTACAGGGTTTTCTTCTAGTGGTACAATACAGATTAACTCAGAGTTATTTACCTACACAGGTGTTAATGCTACTACCTTTACTGGTGTAACTAGGGCTACTTCAAGTACTACTGCTGCAGCACAT